GAGCATACTAATGGTCACAGCGTCACAGTTGAATCGCTCGGCAGTGGAAGAAATTGAATTTGATCATTCGCATATCAGCGGTGGTATTTCAAAGATCAACACAGCAGATAATGTGTTTGGTATCTTTACTAGTCGTGCAATGAAAGAGCGTGGCAAGTATCAGATACAATGTATGAAGTCACGTAGTAGTACAGGCGTGGGACAAAAGATTGATTTAGATTACAACATTGAAACAATGCGTATCACCGATCCTGGGATTGATGATGCTGCAGCCAACGCCTTCCGCAAACCCAGCGCAATCATGGATTCAATCAAAGCCCGTACTACAGTGTCAGACAGCAATGAATCCACCCCTCCTCCAATGATTCGGGCCCAGCCTCGTGTGGATGCCCCGCGTATTGACGCCGATGTGCAGAGTGCAAAACTCAAGCAATTGCTGAGCAAAATTAAAGCGTCCTAAAAATCTATCTCTACTGCTGCTGTGATTCTACAATAAATAGTTCAAAAGGTCATACTTAGATGCAGAAAAAGACACGCAGCATATTAGAAGAATTAAACTCCATGTATGTCGATCGTGATCGCCGACATGTGCTGGAAAATCGTGCTGACAATATCATTACATCGGCTATACGTCTCATGGAACAAATTGAAGAAAACTTTGAACCCGAGCAGGCTGAGAATCTACAGCGCAAGTTCTTAAATGCCATCAAGTTTCGTGACCCCAATAAATTCACTCGCACAGTTAGGAAAACCGATGGAGATTCATGAAATAACACGGCTCAAGCCCCAGAAACTTGATGAAATCAATCTGGGTGCAATACCCGGAGCCCTGGGCAGCATGGCCAAACAAGCCATAACCGGGAGTACCCCTGGTGCGGCAGTGGGGCAAGAACAAAACGTTGCCACCCAGCTCACAGGTAATATTGTGGCACAAGCGGCTACTCAAGCCGATCAAGCCTGGCGCAAAGGTGTTATGGCCCAACTGGCCAACTTCAAGTACAACACACAAAATTGGAACAGAACAGATATTGAAGCCATGTTGCGTAACTATGTACAAAATCGAATTTTACGAGGGCAACAGATTTCGGATCCAAACGTTGATAATCAAATAAGAAAAATTGCTTATAAAACCAGTGGCCTTGGATCTCTATCAACTCCGGCTGATATGAAAAAATGGGACCAATTAACTACTGACTGGCCAATATTGATGACGGCCATAAGAGATGCACAAAATAAAACTCCCACAGCAGGACAACCACGACGTGGTATTGCACCAATACAATCACAACAGGCAACTCAGCTGACACCAGCAGCGCAGGCCCATTTACAGGCCATGGGACCAGGAATTCAGGCATTACAAGGTTATTGGCCGCAAGGGCAAACCACAAAAGTACCGGCCACCAGCAATCAAGCTGTGAATGCGTTGTTGTCAGGATTAGGACTGTTGATATGAAATTATTAGAAGGTGGAAACGTATTCAAGGACGCCGACGGTAATCCACTTACCGGACGCATCAAGCAAGCTGATATCCCCACAACTGTGCAGTGGATAGAACAAGTCACTGGCTTGGAATTTCCACGCGAGCGTTGGTTGGGCAGTACAGGAAGAAAGCCTGACTCTGGTGATTTGGATTTGGCTGTGGACTTGAATGAAATCAGCAAAGAACAGCTGGCTGCTAAACTCACTGCCTGGGCACAGAGTCACAAACTAGATCCCAAGGAGTGGGTGAAAAAAGGTGGTGAAGTGCATCTGCGTACTCCCATCACCGGGCGCCCGGACCTGGGCTTTGTACAAACAGACTTTATGTTCTTTCCCAACTTAGATTGGGGCACATTCTTTTATGCCGGTGGTGAAGATTCTTCCTACAAAGGCATGTACAGAAACATCTTGATGAGTTCAGTGGCCAAGCCACTGGGCTTAAAGATTGGCAGTAATGGAGTGATCAGTCGTGCCAGCAACGAACAGTTGACCCAGGATGCTGATGAAGCAGCACGTATGTTGTTGGGGGCCAAGGCCACTAGAGAGAATCTCAAGAACGTTGAAAGCATTTACACAGCCTTGACCAAAGACCGGGATCGTGCTGCCAAGGTCGCAGACTTTGAAGCCGTGCTGGCCAAGGATGGATATCTACCTCCCACCACAGTGCAAGAAGATGAAGTAAACTTCCTGGCACGTCTACGTGATCGTATTGTTAAACAGGGCATGTATGCCTTGATAGAAGATCGTCAAGTGCGCGAAACTGACTCAGTGGGTGGTCGTGCCAAGGGCATTGAACACATTGAAGATCTTGTGTTTAGAAAAGGCACTGCTGGTGCACAAGAAGCTCTACAGATCATTGCAGCCGCAGCCAAAGACACAGTTGGCACTACCACTGCCAAGTGGGATGGAAAACCTGCTGTGGTATTTGGACGCAAGCCTGACACCGGTGAGTTTGTGCTCACAGATGGCTCAGGGTTTGATGCCAAGACCTATGATGGAATGTTTACCAGTCCCCGGTCCATTGTCAAAGACATGCAACGTAGGGATGATGCTGCTGCCGCAAAAGGCAATCAAGCCAACCGCGTGGAAACACTGGCACCTATCTATACCACACTATGGCCTGCCCTGGAAGCAGCATTTCCCAAGACACAACGTGGCTATGTCAAAGGTGACTTGTTGTTCTATCCCCAGCAAGAGTGGACTGACCAAGCCGGCAACGCAGTGTTTCAGCCCAACGAAGTAGAGTATCGTATTCCATTGAACAGTGATCTTGGTCAACAGATTGCCAAGAGCAACATTGGTATTGCCATGCACACCATGTACGCTGATCAAGGATCTGCCAAGCAACCACTGAGTGGCGTTAAGTTTAAACCAGTACCAGGACTGTTGTTGATTCCACCTATCTCGGCAAAGTCAATGCAGCCCAAGTCCGACTTGATCAAACAGATCAAACAGGTACTTGCGCAACATGGTGCAGCTATCAACACACTGTTCAATCCCGTGGAATTGCGAGCACAAAAGATCACTGACTTGGCCAAGCTCTGTGTGGACTACATCAACACACGAGTACGTGCCGGACAAGGATTTGATAACTTACTTCCGGGTTTTATGGAATGGTTGCAGACGTCAGTGACTCCCAGCAAATACAACAACATCGTTGAATATCTGCAGAGTCCCACATCAAATCAAACTGGCATGAGCGCAGCATTTACTCTATGGATCTTGCTGCATGATCTCAAGATGGATATCTTGCAGCAATTGGATCTACAGCATCCCGGACAAGAAGGTTGGGTCATGGCCACACCTGCAGGCTATGCCAAGGCAGTGAGTCGTATGCCCGGAGGATTTGCTGCGTCAAATCTAGCCAGAAACAATCCTAGATGAACATCAAAGGCAAAATTTTTACCGTTCTGGCTAAATAAGTGTAGGGCAAACACGCCCACTTTAATAGGAGATTTAACATGGCAATTTTATTCCGTCCAAATGGTGATGCAGATCCGGTATTTGCACTTGATATCAGCAATGGTGCTCAGTCAGGTAACCTCGCTACTGTTGGCGCAAACGCATTGGTTCAAATGCAAGGTCCTAAGCTGGACTTCTTTGCATTGGTAGTAGAAAATGGTTCAAATCAAGCAATTGATTTGCGCAACGAAATGGGTAACGTAACTGATCCTGGTGTGGTTCAAACCATCAACCAAACTGTTCAGACCAACGCTACCATTGCTTTCTATCAAGTGCAGAATGCATCAAGTGGTCAAATCAGTTATGGTCTGTACCCAACTGGTGCTTGGACTACCGCAACTCTTGATACTTCTATCACAGCTCTGGGCAATGTCCAGATCACCAACAGCGCAGGAGCAGTGCGTGGTGTCAACGTGTCAGGTTCACAGACAACTGGTGTTGGTTTCAAACTAGCACTTTCGTAATAAATCTGGTTGCAGCACTGAGCCCGGCTTTTATTGCCGGGCTTTTTCTTTGCTGTAAATACCAGCATGAAAATCATTCCCTCATGGTCTGTTCCCATGTACCAATTTAACTGGGACAACTTTGCCGATCATCAACACACACTGATTGATACATGTTATAACTTACAGAGAAACAATTCTGTCAGCAACGTAGCATCAAACATCAAACAAGGTCTTTATGAGAGTAATTTTGATTTCTTTACATCCAGTGACAAATCAGTGCAAGCCCTGTTAGAGTGGTGTCGTTCTGCAGTGTTTGAAGCTGCCACTGATGCTAACTTACAGCAGTGGCCGCAAGGTGCCAGGATAGGAATCAATGTACATGAATCCTGGTGCCATATCACACAATCGGGCGGCTATCATGACATGCACATGCATCCCAATTCCAGTTGGAGTGGCATCTTTTATATACGAGCCGGAGAAAGCGACGTCACAGCAAAAAATGGCTGTAATCGTTTTTACAGTCCATTAATTCCTGGATATGCAGATATTGGAACACAGTGGTGCAGTCAAAGATCTAGTTTTGATATGCAGCCCACAGATGGAGAATTAATTGTATTTCCCAGTTGGATTTTGCATGCAGCCATGCCCTATACCGGTGATACAGAAAGAATAGTTGTTGCATTTAACTGTCAATTTATAAATGGAAACTAAACTAATATATGAAAGTCCCGACGGGGGCAAAACTGTGTATGCCAGAGAGTCAGGATCACCTGATCGTTGGCTACATAACATGGATGGCGAAACACAACGAATGTTAGATCTCAGAGCCGAGGAGCGTGTGTGGGAAAAAATACGCGACACAGCTCGCACAAATGTGGCCTTGGCTGATTTACTTGCACAAGTAAAAATGACTTATCAATTGATCAAGAATGAAAATTCAAGTAAAGACTAGTTTTGATTGCACTGCCACAGGTACCACCGGGCATTACAAAAGTAATCGAGTGCCTTACAAAGACGACAATCAGGCTGCAATCATAGATCAAGACTCCTGGGCAAGATCTCGCAATCAACAGCGCAATTACGAGACT